AGGCATGAGTGACCCTGGTCCGCATGTGCTCTTCGATCTTGAGGCCGGGTATCTCTAATGGCAGCCCTTCGTCGCGTAGCCGGGCGATGCGGCTGCGCACCGCGACAGGATCTATCTTGAGCAGGTCGCGCGGGATCAGCGCTTCGTCGACGACGCGGTAAAGCAGCTCGGCAGAAGCAATGACGGCGACCCTACCTTGCGCGTCGAGGATGCGGCCTGCGTCCTTCATTGGCATGGGCCGTGCGCCCAGTGCCGCGGCGGCCTTGTAGACGGCCTGGGCCTTGCGAATCTGATGCTCGCGGATCAGCGACTGAAAAAGCCCAAGGGCCGCCGACACGGGGGCCATGATGTTAAGGAAGTACTTGTTCACCTCGTCCGTGGCGGCCTTGTAGTGCTGCCGCTCGAGCCTGCGGGCCTGCTCCACTTCCTTGGCTAGGTCACTCAGCACCCGCGACCGCTCCGCCGCGTCTGCCGCTTCTTCGTCGGACTCGATGGAATGCGGGAGCTCGAGGCGGTTGGCAATCGTCTGGATGCGCGACGCCAGGCCTGCATAGTCATTGCGGAGCCGCTTATGGGTTTGGTCCGCGAGCGATTCGGGCGGGAAATTGCCGCCGATGTCCTGCCGGGCATCCATCATTGCACCGCTTTCAACGTGCTGCGCCGGTCATCCATGGCATCGAGCAGCTTTTGGTAGATATCCGGATACAGGTCGCGAACGGCTTCCCGCTGCTCCTCCGAATCGCGCCACCACAGCGACAGGGCTTCGCTGTCCATGGTGCCGAAGGCCGCTATCGACTGCTGGGCGAAGGCGCGGGCCTTGCCTTCCAGTTCCTGGGCGGTGGCGTCGCCTCGAGCAGGCTTGGTGCCGACGCTCAGACCGGCATATTCGCCCGTCTCGTGTTGCTTGCGGACTTCGTTGGCCGGTTGGCGAGGGCGCACGTCGTGGCGTGGCCGCTCGCGCTCCCCGGTAGCCTGCTGGCCATCGTCGTCATCTTCCGACGTGAGATTGAGCAGCAATCGGACGTTATAGCGCTGGCCGTAGGTGAGGGCGGAGCCCAATGCCTGCATGCGGCCCGCTTCCACGCCTCCTCAAGGCGAAGGCGCTTTCACGCTCTTCGCCGCTTTCATGGACCAGGGTGGAATAGAGAACGCCGTCGACCATGCGATGGGTGAGGGCCAGCCCATTGGCGGTCAATGCCTCCTGCGTCCCCGCCATCACCGCATCCATGGGCGCATACTTGAACTCGTAGGCCTGTCCCTCGCGCGTTCGCACCATGACCGTCTTGGTTTTCTGGATGGGCTTGAAGGCGCCCTGCGCGGCTGCCAGGGCTTTGTTGAGTGCGGGGGTTGGCATGATCAGCCTTTCAGGATGGCGAGGGGGCGACGGAGCCAATGGTGCCAGGCATTGGAGGCGCCCAGCATCTTGGCCGCTCGATTGGTCATCGGCTGGCGCGGATCGAAGGCGGGAAGCCTGGTCTGAGCGGCGGCAATGCCCGCGAAACGGCCATCCTCGAATAGGTTGTTCAACGCGGCGGCTTGCTCTTTTCGCAAGCGCTGGATTTCGGGAATCATGGTCCGGTCCCTCTCTCGGCGGCTATGTCCAGTTCCTCAATCTCGTTTTCCAGTTCATGGCGCAGCGTCCAGAAGGCTTCGCTCACCGCCTCAGCCATGACCATTCCGGCGGTGTCGGCCTCGCCCTTGCTAACGGTGACTCCTCAACTCCGTCACGACAGCGTCGACCATCGTCATGACGCGGGCCTGGTCCGCCAGCAGCGAGTCCAGATCGTCGCGCAGCATGTCGGCCCGGAGCTCGGCGGCGTTGCGCTGAAAGCGGCGGATGAACGGGTCCATGGCTGTTTTTACCGGATTCACGGTCAGGCGGCCATGGCCTTTAAATCGATGGCGCTGCGTGTTGTTGAAGCCGTTAAAGCGGTTGAAAGTGGCTAATGGGCGTCCCGGCCATGGCCCGCGTTGTAAGCGCCGATCACCACGACGGCACGTGGGAAGCGTTTGCGCGAAAGCGTTTCTTCCTTCTTGGGCAGGTAGGAGGACTGCACCCGCCAGTTCTTCGGATTGACCTTCAGGAGCTTGGCAAGCTTGGCGGCCACGCCGATCTGCGGAACGGGGCCCGACATGAAGAAGCAATCGTCGCCCAGGCGCGGATTCTTGGACGGATCGAGCAGCAGCCAGTCGCCCGGATCGTAAGCCGGGCTCATGGACGATTTGCCGCCCAACTCGGCCAGCCAGATGTCGCGATGCCTGATTGGCTTGATGAACAACTGTGAGTTGAGCAGCAGGACATTTACCGGGAAATTCGGCGCCTTGTCGAGCGGCGCCCAGAGGTAAAGGGGAAGGTAGGGTTCCGTCGGGTCAATGGCCGGGATTGATTTGCCAAGCAACACGGCAGGCGTGGTCTGCAGGACTTGTGCCAATTCGAGCAGGGCGCGGGGATTTCTGACGATCCCGCGTTCAATGTCGTTGATCGCTTGCTGTGACACGCGAATCCCGCGCAACTCGGATATGGATCTGGCCAGTCTCGTCTGCGTCATGCCAAGTAGCAGGCGCCTCCTCCGCACCCGTTGTGCGAGCGTTCCCCTGGCCATGCGAGCCTCCGATCCTTACTTCAAATAGCAGTCCCCATTGCGCGGTTCCTTTACCGTCCAGCCGTTTAGTCAAGCCTATTTATAATCTTTTTGCAGAAGCTTGTCGGCAACCGAAAAGACGGTTATTCCCAGGAGTCACGGACATGAAAGCTCAAGGTAATATGAATCACACCGACAAAGACCGCGGTCGCCGCGCGCTGATGGCAGCATGTCGCAAAGCAGGCGGTCAAGCCGCGCTGGGGCGAGTTATCAACCGCTCGCAATCTACCGTCTGGGAATGGCTTGGTTCCGGACTGGTCCACGACATCGAGGCAGTCTTGGCTATCGAGAAGGCCACCGGGATTTCCCGCCACCAGCTCAGGCCGGATCTGTCGGCGGCTTTTGCGGTGGGGAGGAGTCTCTAGCAAGCAAAGAAAGGGGAAACCGCCATGACGGATGCGCAATCGCCACCCCCGATCCCGGATGACTCGCCGATCCGCGTCTCGCGCTTCCTGCGGGTTAAGCAGGTCATGCATATCACCGGACTGGCCAAAAGCACGGTCTACGCACTGGTGAAAAGGAGGCGACTTTCCGCGCCCGCTGCTGGTCACCGACCGGGCGGTGGCGTGGATGGAGCATGAAATCCATGACTGGCAGCGCAGCCGCCCGCGGACGACGAATTTTGGCGATGACGAGGATGAGGAGTGATGCTGGGCGAGGAGGAGCGTCTGCACCTCGCCGTCGCGCAGTATCTCAACCTGGCACTCAAGCCGCCAACCCTTTGGTCGACGATTCACCATGGGGCACGGGTGAGCGTTCGCGAGCGCTTCATGGTCAAGCGCAAGGGCGCGCGGGCGGGACTGCCGGACGTGCTGGTCCTGCATCCCGACTTGAGGAGGCGCGACGCTGTTGGTGGGGCTCGAGCTGAAAAGCAGGACCGGCGGATTGTCGAAGGCGCAACGCGAGATGCGCGAGTTATTTCAGGCCGTAGGTGCCCGCTATGCCAGGGTACGGACGCTGGAGGACGTGCAAAACGAATTGCAGATGGCCGGGGTGCCGCTGCACGCGCGAGTCGATCAGAGGGGTGTGATGTTTCTCAAGTGAGTGGAGATGCGTCATGGAATCGAATGCGGGAGGATTACCCAAGGTTGCGATGACGGTGAAGCGGCTGCTATCGGAGGGGAAGCGGTCGGCGGCGATCAGAGTAGCGGGCGGTTCAGACGCGCTGCTGCGGCTTCAGCATCTCTACAATATCAAGTCGCCGCAGCCAATTGCGCGTTCAATCAACACGACCGAACCCGTCGTCATGAAGAAGGTGCGATTGGAAAACCGGCGCAATGCCACGCGAAAATCGCGGGCGGCGGAGTTGGCCAGGATGCGGCACGAGGTGCAATGGCGCCTGGATTGCGTCGAGCGCGTGGTATGCGCGGTGTTCAACGTCAGCAAGAAGGCATTGCCGGGCCAAAGCCAGTCGCCACCCCAGGTTGCGGCGCGGCTGGCCTTCTGCGTACTGGCGCGCGAGCTGATCGACGGCGCATCCAACAACCAGATCACAGGCTGGATTGCGCGCAATCACGCAACGCTCATGCATTATCAGCGGCGATTTCCGAAGCGCATGGAGGACGAGTGGTTTGCGACGCTGTTCAACGAATGCCGGAGTCAACTCAAAACGGCGTTCGCGGTTCAATAAATTTTTGTCCACCGCCTGTTGATTGCCGTTTGATGTCTCAAGGCGTCTCAAGAGGTGCCAGGAGAGACAAACAAAGTTAACCGTTGTTGACGAGTTCCCAACGGCTTCAACAGTTTGCGGTACGGGCGTGTTTCCCTAAGCTTGGCAGGCGGGCGTAGGCTTTGCCGATGCGACACTTCCAGCATCACATTGGCGACTATGCCGCCGCTACCGCGCATCTCTCAGTTCTAGAAGACGGCATCTACCACCGTCTCTTGCGGCGCTATTACGAAACCGAACGTCCGCTCCCGGCCGACATAGCCGAGGTAGCCCGCCTCATCCGATTGAAGCATCGGCACGAGTTAAGACTCTTGCCGCGTGTGTTGAAAGAGTTTTTTTCTTTAAGTCAAGACGGTTGGCGACAGTCTAGGGCCGACAAAGAAATCAATAAAATCAATGGCTGGAGGAAAAATTTGGGCGCCCATAGCGCATATTCTTCTGATCAGTCACCCATCTTCCATCTTCCATTACCCTATAACCATAAAGAAGAAGAACATGATCCTCTCCCTACCGGGAGAGGTGCGCGCGCGCGCGCGCGCGACCCCGCCCCCCCGTTGATCCCCGAAAATGAACATGAGGCTCAGCAAGGCATGAAAGCCAAGATTCCGAAGGAGGCTGCGCATGGACAAAGATCGAAATCCGGCACCCGACTCCCCGACGCCTGGCGGCCTTCGCCCGCTGAGCGAGACTACGCGGCGGATCGTGGCCTCGATCCCGACGCCACTGCCGATGCGTTCTGTGACTGGTGGTCCGCCGCGAACGGGGCCAACGCCGTCAAGCGGGACTGGGCGGCGGCCTTCCGAACGTGGTGCCGCCATCAGATCGAACGTGCCAACACCGCTCGGCCAGGTGCTGCAGGCGCTCGGACTATTCACGTTGCCCGAGGGCACGATGCGTTCTATGAGCGACTTGCTCATATCGCGGCTCGGGAACGTGCAGACCAAGAGCGTGATGGGTGCTGACGGGCAATTCGAGTATGTCAGGATCGCTCCGTTCCGCGCACCCACCGGCATGACGCGCGAGCAGCTCGAGCAGGACCTGGTCCATCTCGACCGGGTGTGTAGCCGGGCGCCGCGGGCCGATGTCGTGCCCTTGGTAGCCAGGCTCAAGGCGCGCACGAAAAGCGCCCAGGCGGGGCAGGGCGAAGATTCGTTTGCCGCCGAAGTGATGGTCGACGACTTGTCCAACTATCCCTTGGATGTCGTGGCCTGGGCTTGCGGGTACTGGATTGGCGGCGGTGCCCAGGCTAAGTGGTTTCCATCGTGGCCGGAGCTGCGCGAGTTGTGCGAGCGCCGGATGGATGGCCGGCGCCGCTTGCGGGCCGCGCTGGAATACGCCTGGGAGCAAGCTGGGTCATGAGGCTCGGCGAAGCCAAGCTTGCATTGCATCGCGCCATCAGCCGGCGACGGCTTGCCGAATATGGCTCGCCGCTCGCCGATGCCGCGCTGTGGTGGGCGCAGATCAATGCCGTTGCCCAGCGCATGGGCGTCGCCACCGCCTGGATCGATTGGCAGACTGCGACCCGCGAGGATGCTTCACCGCCGCCTGAACCAGATCCGATCATGCTGCCCCCGCGCCAAGCCAGGCCAGGCCAGGCCCTACCGTAGTTCCGGTAGCCGCGGGCCTTGGCCACCGCTTGGTCACTACCGGATTGCCGGTAGCCTCGTCATGGCGTAGCCTCGTAGGCTATGAAATGCGGGAGGTATTGATGGCTGCTAAATTACTCATGTCGGCGGAACTGCGCCGCTTCACACGCCGCTTCGGCAAGCAGCATCTCGAGCTGGAGAAGGCGTGGACGGCGGAGGATGGTCATGCGGTGCGCGGCGACTGGCTGGCCAGGTGCCTGCTGGCCAAGGCTGCCCAGGTGATCCGCGACTCGTCGCACAGCGAAGAGCAGCGCACCATGGTCGCGTTCACCATGCTGGCGTTCTTTGCTGAGCGCCTCAACGGCAATAGCTGAAGGAGAGCAACATGGCTGAGAATCCGCAGCCCCGTTCGGCAAGCTCAGGGCAGCCTGACATTGCGGAACAGGCAGAAGAATGGCCGGCCGACCAGATCGAGGCCGCATCAAAGGCCATCTGTTGCAGCGAACAGGGTTGCCAACGCCCGGACGATTGCTGGGCAATGGACCCGACCGCCTTCTGTTATTCCATTCCCCAGGCCCGTGCTGTGCTCGCTGCGCTGCGCGCCCTTCGACTCACCCATTCGACACGCTCAGGGCAGGCACGCCGTCGTCGTGGGTGATGATCAGGAAGGCAAGCCCAGCTCGATCTGGACGAAGCCCATTCGACACGCTCAGGGCAGGCCCATCGCTGGCCGTCAGTGGCCGGCGCAGGCGCGCAGGACGATCAGGAAGCCGACGACCCAGCACCCGCCCACCAGCAACGTCATGCCCAGCCCGGTCAGGATGGTGCGCGCCGCCTCGCGCCCTTGGGTCTGAGCGGCAATGCGGTCAGCCTCGCGCTTGGCCGCCGCTTCGGCCTCGCGAATGCGTCGCAGCCATTCGGGCACCCCTTCGGCTGCGCTCAGGGCAGGCCCTTCGACAAGCTCAGGGCCGGCCGCGCCGTACTGATTTCGAGTCTCATTCGCCATAACCAAGTCCCTACAATTCTCTAGACGTCTATATAGGTCTCAAGACGTCTAAAAACAAGCCAACCGGCTTTCACCGCTTCAACCGCTTCAACATCCTGCAACCGCTTTCATTCCGCCATCCGTCTGCCATACTCGCACCGGGTGTTCCCGCTGCACGGGGGAACCGGATGGCCCGCATCCATCCGCGGCCGGGGATCCAGCGTAAAAGGCGCTTCGTGCCACTCACCGAAGCGCCGCCAGGCGGTCCTGAGAGGGGACGCATTGGACGCTTAACCGGCCGCACCCGCCAACCGCGCGAGGCCTCGTGTGTGAGCCATGACCCCCTTCACCCCAGCCTGCACCTGCCAAGCCTGTCAGGCCCTCAAAGCCAACCGGCCCTCGCAATGGGCCTGGCTCCCCCACAAGCTCCTCATCCGCGGCTGGGCCGGCCAAACCGACCCGCTCGAGAAAGCCTTCATCCGCGCTCATGCCTCCTGGGCCACCGCCAAGACCAACCCAACCGACGCTCAGATCGCATCGCGCTCAAAGTTCAAGGCTCGGTACGTCCAGTCAGCCGATGCCAATTCACGGTCGGCAAAACCCACCACAGAACGCGCGTTCCACGTGAAACACGGTAATCCACGGTAACCAAGCCAGCCAACTCGATACAAGCCTGTATCTCGGAGCCCAAAAACGTGCCAAACGCTAACGATTTAACCATACCAAGCTCCCAGCGACCCCGGCGCGGCGCTAAACCAAACCCCCGCAGCGCCAATAAACCCATTCGCGACGCCCTCATGCGCGCCGCTTACCGACGCGATCCCATCACCGGCAAACGCAAAATCGAAATCGCCGCCGACAAACTCATGGATGAAGCCTGCAACGGTAACGTCCTTGCCTTCCGCGAAATAGCCGACCGACTCGACGGCAGAGCCCACCACCTCGACCCACAACACGCCGTCGCCCTCTCCTTCGTCGTCCGTATGCCCGATACCCTCGCGCCAAACCAGTGGGCCATCGAAGCACGAACCCTTGTGCATGAACCGCGAAAGCCAGACCAACCCGAACCTAACCGGCTTCCGGCGGCGGCCCGCGGGCACGCTGCACAGCCGCCGCCTGCGAACGTGGTCGACCTGGGCTCCTGGCCTGGTCCCCGATTGGGGGATGCATCGGGGGATAAGCCAGAGGCGAGTGAGAAATAGCTAGCCATATCAAAGGTTGTAGGCTCCCCGCATCGGAGCCAATGCGAAGGAACCAAGGGAAAACACAGGAAGCATGCTTATCGAAGGCCCCCCGCCTCTTTTCGAAACGGGTGCCCAATGCCTCGCGCACCGCACGGCGGTTACCCTCGCATTGCCTCATATAGGTTGCGTTGCGCTGCCTCTCGTGAGGCTCTGCTCACTTCCCCAACTGGAGGGCTCTGCGGTCAGCGATCAGTTTGCGGAGATGTTTGCGCCAGGGTTCGTGGTTGGGATCGCCGTAAGGGAGGGCGGCGATCATCTGGCGGCCGGTATTGATGCGGCGGGTGAGGTTGCTGATTTCGGCGTAGTAGGCGGCGGGTTTGGTTGTGCCGAATCTTGAGGAGGCGAGGAGGTAGATGTCTTCGCGTTCTTGTTGGGCGGCTTGTTTGGCGCGTTGGAAGGTTTTGGCTTTGGGCCAGGAGAGCTTTGCCATGAGGCTGGGGCGACAGGTCCTCTTTGGGATTCGTATCATGCCTTGGAAGCGATTTATACACAGGAATGGAGGGGACCGTGAAACCGGTGAGGATTGGTGGTGCGGAGTTGTGGTTGGGGGATTGCCGGGATGTGTTGCCCTTGGTGGGGAGGAGTTGATGCGGTGGTGACGGACCCGCCGTATGGGATTGGGCGTGATGGAGGCCACGGAAGTGGTTTTGGTTTTGGCTTTTATCAATACACTCGCCGTAAGGCATATGCGGATGATTGGGCTCACCAGCCTGCCCGGGAGCTTTTTTGTCGGGCCTGCCTTGGAGCAAGGCAGGCGATTGTTTGGGGTGCGAATTATTTTGTCGGCTGGTTGCCGCATGCTGGACATTGGTTGGTATGGGACAAGGACAACACCATGCCGACGTTCAGTGATGCGGAGCTTGCCTGGTCTAATCTGCCCAGGAAGTCGGTGAAGATGTTTCGTTATTCGGGCAACGGCTTGATGGCGCGAGAGAAGGATCGTGTGCCTGCCACACAAAAGCCGGTTGCTTTGATGCAATGGTGCGTTGGCATGACGGAGGGGACGGTGCTTGATCCTTTCATGGGCAGTGGGACGACGGGGGTGGCGTGTGCTCGTCTTGGCCGTCGCTTCATCGGTATAGAGATAGAGCCGCGCTATTTCGCGCTCGCGTGCCGGCGGATCGAGGAGGCGCAGCGACAGGGCGATTTGTTTGTGCCTACGCTGCGGCTCGAGGAGAGGTTGGTGCAGGGCGAACTGGCGTTGTGAGGGGTGAATGGTTGAGTCGGTTGACTGGGTGGTGGGCGGGAGCGGGCTGGTGTTTGTGGTGGTGTGGTTGGTGGGGGTGGTTTTTGGTGGGCGGGGGTAGTCGAAGGGCCTGCCCTGAGCGGAGTCGAAGGGGCAGCGAAGGAGGCAGGGCGATGAGCAGCACGATTATGATTGTGGGCGGGATTGAGAGCATGACGGTAGATGGCCAGGCGTGGGGGCCGCTCGAGGCGCCGCCGGTTGAGCCGCCGATTGATGTACCACCGATCGACGACATCCAGGGCGCGATCGACGCCACGCCGGTGGGCGGCACGCTGCAGGTGCCGGCCGGGACGTATCCGGGTTTCAGGGGCAAGGACGGCATCAGCGTGGTGGCTGCGGGCGATGTCGTGATCGGCGGTCACGTCGACCTGACGGGTGTGCACGACTTCGTGCTGAACGGCTGGTACGGCGACGGCATGCACATCCAGTTCGCCAGTGGCCAGGCGATCAACTGCAGCGACGCGCGCAACGTTCAGATCCTGGGCGTGACGATCATGGCCACGGTGGGACCGTTCGGCGACAACGGGGCGGGCGTCGCGCTGTCGGGGTCGCAGGGTGTCCTGATCGCCAACTGTGCGTTTCACGCCATCAACGGCAACGCATTGGGCAGCTATAATATGTCTCATCTGCACGTCGAGGGCTGCGACTTCGTCGACTGCCATCAGGTTGCGTCGTTCAGTTGCTGGGCGCCGAGCGGAGAGAGCCTGTGGTTCGTGAACAATTTCATTTCGGGCGAGCATCGGGGCGGCATCGAGACCGGCGGCGACGCGATGAACTTCACGGACTTTGTTATACAGGGCAACCAGTTCGTGGATTTGAAGGGCTCGGCGATGGTGGGTCCGGTGAGTTACGTTGGGCGGCCGACGAACCAGGGCGTGATCAAGGACAACTATTTCGAGCGCGGGCCGGACTACTACAACGACACGCCTGAGAAATACAGCGAGACCATCGAGCTCTACGGCAGCGCGATTGAGGTTTCAGGCAACACGGCGGTGGACTTCTCCCTGGCCGTCCACACCTATGGCGGCACGGAGAACAGCCACGACAATAGGGTGTGGAACACGCCTGAGCAGGCCGGCTGGCAGGCGCTGGCGGCGCGGCCGGCGCGGCCGCCGCGGCCGCCCCGCTACGCGGCGCGCCGGACCTGAGTTTGCCGAATGGGCCTGCCCTGAGTTTGCCGAATGGGCCTGCCCTGAGCCTGTCGAATGGGCCTGCCCTGAGCCTGTCGAATGGGCGGGCCGCGCGGATCGCTCGCCGGCTGAAGGCGCTGGCGCCGCGCGAGGTGGCGATGGTGTTCGACCGCAGGCGGCTTCATCCCGGCAGGTGCGAGATATGCGAGAAAGTGGCGGAGGACCTGCGGCCCTATGGGCGGGGCGGCAGGTGGGCGTGCTTTGCTTGTGCCGACAGGGAACCGGATGTGATGGATGCGCGGATGGCGTGGTTTCTGTTTGGCGTAAAGCTCGAGGAGGAGATGTGATGCGCAGGTGCCAGCATTACGCCTGCCGTTGTGCGCGCGCGGCTGAACTGGCGGCGATGGCTGATTGGGCCGCTTCGGAACAAAGAAAAGGCGAATTGCTTGCCGAGGCGATTGCCGTCCATTCGCGCGAAGTCGAATGCAGAAATGAGCTTGGCGGTGCCGGGCGACGCGGTAAGGTGGCTGGGGGCAAGCCTACTCTTTAGGACTCGCCGCGTCGGAAGTGGACCCCTCCCGCCCGATCCGCAAGCATCAGCCGGAAGCGTTGTTGTTCCCGCCAGCTGCTGGGCGGCCCGTGCCAAAGTCTTACGGCAAACGCCACGTGGCAGAGCAACATGAGGGTCAGCCTTGCACTCACCTCCTTTCGATTTCGCTCGAGGCAAGCCTTAGCCTGACGGCTTGCTCCATCGCCGCATGGCCTGCTTCGGCCTCATCCCACGTCGAATAGCGCCTGATGACGTGGTCCAGGGTGCCGCCAAACACCATGGTTTCGAACAGCAGCGGCGGGCCGCTTTCGAATAGCTGATGGTCGAAGCCCAGGAATACCGTGCTGATGCGCACGCCGTCGATGTAGGTTTCCGCCACCCGGCGCTGAGTGATGTCCTCGAACACGCGCGCCCCCTCGAGCAGACTGCGAGCGCGCCGCGGCACTTTGCCGTCCAGCACGTACCATCGTGGTTGTGTTCTGATCATGGTTTCGCCTCTCCATTCGGCTTGTTTCTGCTGGCTTAGACAAAAACCGCGGGCGGCATGGGGATGGGGCTGTCGTGCGGGCGCCAGATATGTAAGACAAACGAGTGGATGTTGATGTGGTTCGCAACCGCGACGTGCAATTGCATCGCCGTTTCGTCATCCTTGAAGAACTTGCGCTTGATCCACTCCATCTCCTCCCAGATCGGGCAGCGATGCTGCAGGCTGACACTGACATGATCCCAACCCCCACCGCTCGAGGCTTGCACGCCAAGCCGCACGCCTTTGTGCTGGAACCGGAAGGCTCCGCAGGTTTCGTCGCCTGGCCAACCATCCGTGCGCTTGAGCGCCGCGGGATCGGTGATGCGCCATTTGTCGAGTTCGCGCAGATCGCGCATCAGTGCAATCCTTTCGCTTGCGGCCTAGGCCAGGTAATGCCCTCGCCGTGGCGCCATTCGAAGCAGGTGCAGTCGCCGCCGTCGGTGATGATGACGCGCCGCGTCGTGCCGATGCGCGCCCCTATCGAGTGCGTCAGCGCAAAGGCCCGCTCGCAGGCGGTACGCGCGTCGACGAGCTGGCAGACCCGCTCATAGGTGTCGTCGGGGAAGAACTGGTAGACGGAGAACTCGCCTGCCCTGTCATCGTCATCAATGGTCATTGTCGGCATATTCCGCCATCAGGTGTGCAGCAAGGGTTTCAAGGTCGATCTGGTAGGCGGCATGAGCGGCAAACGCGAAAACCTCCGAGGTTTCACGGATGCCAAGAGTTCCATGCTCGATGAGAAGCAGGATCAGGGGAATCGCCAGCTTTTTCTGCCGGGCCGACAGCCCGCAGCGATTCATGGCGCTATCCAGCGCGGCTTGCGTCCTGGCATCAAGCGTCATGGCCTGCCCTGCCTGCCCCGAGTTGGTCGAAGGGCCTGTCCTGCCTGCCCTGAGCGCAGTCGAAGGGAGCGGAGTCGAAGGGGCCAACCCTCGAGTCCTGTCGATCGACCAGGCCGATCAGCGCGTCGATCAGTTCGCGCTGCCGCCGCAGGGTCCGCCGGCAGGCCGCCAGCACGAGCGCCGAATAGACCAGCGCCACGCTCTGCGCCATCATCATGACGAACCACAGCCAGTCCTCGCCGGTCATGACATTACATCCATGATTCAATGACGTGCGGCAAGTCATCGTCGCCCGGCCCCAGGCACGTCAAGCCGCGCAGCCGGAGCGCATCGCGCACCAGCTCCAGGTCGTGCGCGCTGATGAAATCGTCCGTCGCCTGCGGCTTGGCACTTGACGGCATCACTTCGAACCGCCGCGCCAGGTAATGCCCGAGCGGCTGCCTGTAGACCGTCCATACCGACAGCATGCGCCACCTCTTGGAAAGAGCGAGGCTTGCCCTGAGCAGCCTGCCCTGAGCTCGCCGAAGGGAAGCCGAAGAGGTGGCGCGGATGACCAGGGGAGAAGGGTGACCCTTCATGGGATGGGGGCAGGATCAACCCCACAATGGCCATCCGCGCCGTTCCGCCGGCCTACGCCAGGGCTGTTTCGAGCCTGGCGATGGCGCGGCAGAACATGCCCATGACGCGGGGGTAGCCGCCCTTCATGTCGTTGGCGCGCTCAATGACATGCTGGAAATGGACAAGATTCAACGCCCAATCGACGCTGACGGTGTGCGGGTCGCAATAGGCATGGATGGCAGGCGAGGCCTCGCTAGCCACGGCCCCGTAGACGAGAAAAACATCGACCGGCTGGATGTCGTTCCCGTGTGCGCCAAGCGCTTCGGTGATGGCTTGCCGGGCACAGATCCTGCGCTCGCCCGTCCTGCTGAAACTGACGTTTGCGCCGCACATCCATTTTTTGGGCGTGCCGATCCGCGCCTGTGCGTCGCGCAGCACGGCCAACGCGGTTTCCAGATGTTCTCTCTCAGATAGCAGCCTGCCTCGAGCGGAGTCGAGGGGTTCCGGCATGGCGTCGAATGGCATGGGGTTCCCTTTCAGTTTTGTGGCGATACCGCGCCACCGCGGATCAGGCAATAAAGCCCCGGTTTATCCCGGTTTTCTGTCTTCTTCCGGCCGGTTTTCGCTGTCCTCCGCCAACACTCCCAACAGATCGCGCATCCGCAGCCGGTCTGGTGCATTGTGCAGCATCGACGCAAGGTTCAAACTGTTGAGCAGCACGCCATGCACCTGAGGCAGTCCGGCATCAACCGCTAGCGCACGGCAACGTTGCAGCATTCGCAAAAGCAGGTCACCTGCTTCCAGGCGGCCGATCCATCGCAGTTGTTCGCCAGGGTCCACGATGGTCCCCTCCCCGTCAACCGACATTCACCGAACCTTACCGGTTCCCCGGTAAGTATCAAGAGGACCCCCGGAAAATGACTCACGAACCGATTGTCATCTGGGAACCCCAACCTGGCCCGCAAATGCACCTGGTGACCTGCCCCTATTTCGAATGCTTCTTCGGCGGCGCACGCGGCGGCGGCAAGACTGATGGCGTGCTGGGCGAATGGCTGGGCCATGCCGACAAATACGGCCAATACGCCACCGGCCTAATGTTCCGCCGCGAGCGTACCCAGCTCATGGAAACCATCGAGCGCAGCAAACAGATCTATACCCCGCTGGGCGCCGCTTACTCCGACACCGAGAAGCAATGGCGCATGCCCAACGGAGCGCGGCTCAAATTCGCCTACCTCGAGAACGACGGCGACGCCGACGCCTACCAGGGCCACAGCTACACGCGGCTCTATCCGGAGGAACTGGGCACCTTTCCCAATCCCGCGCCGATCATGAAGCTCAAGGCCACGCTACGCTCCGCCATGGGCGTCCCGGTGGGCTTTCGCGCCACCGGCAATCCGGGCGGCCCCGGCCATACCTGGGTGCGCGCCCGCTACATCGACCCCGCACCCAATGGCTACAAGGTCATCCTCGACCCCAACGGGCTCGAGCGCGTGTTCATCCCCAGCAAGGTCAGCGACAACCCCAAGCTCATCAAGTCCGATCCCGGCTACATCGCCCGCCTGAAAGCCTCCGGCTCGCCCGAGCTGGTGCGCGCCTGGCTGGAGGGCGACTGGGACATCGTGGCGGGCGCCTTCTTCCCCGAATGGAGCGTGGCCCGCCATGTCGTGCGGCCGCGCACGCTGCCCAACGAATGGACAAGAGCCGCCTGCATGGACTGGGGCTCCGCCCGGCCGTTCGCCGTGCTGTGGTTCGCCATCAGCGATGGCAGCCTGCCGGAGTTTCCCCGCGGCGCCCTCGTCTTCTATCGCGAATGGTACGGCATCTATATTAACAACGAAGGCGCCTACGAACCCAACACCGGCATTCGCCTGCCTGCCGAGCTGGTGGGCCGCGGCATCCGCGAACGCGAGCAGGGCGAGCGCATCACCTACCGCGTGCTCGACCCCGCCGCCTTCTCGAGCGACGGCGGCCCCAGCATTGCCGAGCGGCTCTACAACGGCGGCAGCCGCAAGGTCGCCTTCCGCCGCGCCGACAACAAGCGCATCGCCAAGGCGGGCGCCATGGGCGGCTGGGACCAGGTGCGCGCAAGACTTGTGGGTGAGGACGGACGGCCGATGATGTACGTGTTCGACACGTGCGTTCACTTGATTCGGACATTACCCGCTTTGCAGCACGATCCGACCCGACCAGAGGATGTGAATTGCTGGGTGGCTGGCACACTCATCTCGACACCGACCGGCCCCGTTCCAATCGAAGATGTGATGCCCGGCGACATCGTGGATACCCCGGTGGGGCCGCGCCCCGTATTGCGATCCTACCTATCCGGCGCAACTGACACGGTATGGTTGCGCCTTGCCGATGGACGCTATCTGGAAGGAACTACACGGCACAAGGTCTATGTTTCCGGCAAAGGTCTTGTTGCTCTTGAAAACATCGAATGCCATGACGTTTTGAGGGAGAAAAACAAGTGGCAAAGACTATTGAATATCGCGGTGTCATCTATCGCCGCTATCCGAGCCGCCTCTACTACAATCCAAACGGCACCGTCCTGCAGCAAGGTGGCACGAGCCTGCATCGGCAAATATGGCTCGATGCTGGCAATGTCATTCCGCCGGGCTGGCATATCCATCACAAGGACGGTGACCACGACAATAATGCCCTGGAGAATTTCGAGTGCCTGCCGCCCGGCGAACATGCCCGGCATCATTACGCTAAGCGCAGTGACCTTCGACAGAAGCTCAAGGTTTGGCAGCGCACTGACACTGGTATTGCCACGCTCAGGGATAATGCCCGCAAGATGCGAGCGCGCACACCTGAACGGCAATGCGCGTGCGCTCATTGTGGATTTGCTTTTACGACTCGACACCCTCGGAAATGCTACTGTTCCCGAGCGTGCAGCGAAGTGGCGAACTATCCTCTTGAATTGGTTTGCGAGATTTGCGGGCGGAAGTTCCACACCAAGCACCACGCGACGAAACAAGTTCGAACCTGCTCGTATTATTGCGGCTGGGCGCTGCGTCGCAAGAATGCCGGTCTACAACTTGACGGTCGCTGACGCGCATCTGTTCTACGCCAATGGCATATTATCAGCTAATTCAGATGGTGAAGATCACGCCCCGGATGCCACACGCTATGGATGCATGTCTCGACCGTGGATTGCAGCCGAAGAACCCAAGAACAAATCGTCGACGTTCGTGGTCGAGCCGCCCACGCTCGATGAACTATGGCGTGAGCATTCTCGCCATGGCCGTGGCTGGGAGGGGCGCATTTAGCCGAAGGTCTCTTGTCTCCCTTGGTTGCATGCGCGTATTTTAAGTGGACACGGCGAGGTGCGGCCGGGACCGGCTAGGCCCTGTATGGTGGGGCACGGCGAGGCGCGGTTCGGCTGGGCGAGGCAGAGAGAGGCACGGCAAGGCAAGGCAAGGGGCTATTATGGCCGACGACACCGACAACGCCCTGGATGTGACCACCGCACTGGCACCCGGCGCGGCGCAGGATGACGACGATCCGCAGGAGGCGGCGCGCTACTGGCTTTCCGAGATAGCCACCGCCCAGCGCAAGGCACGCGAATGGCAAAACCGCGGCGACCAGGTCATCCGCAGATATAAGGACGAACGCGCCGACAACGAGCTGATGCTCGACCGGCGCGGCCGCAGAATGAATTTGCTGTGGTCCAACGTCGAAACCAGCAAGCCCGCCTACTATTCCCACCGCGCCTCGCCCAACATCAGCCGCCGCAACAAGGACAACGACCTGGTGGGGAGGAGTCGCCGCCGAAGTCCTCCAGCGCTCCATCGTCACCGCGCTCGACCATCAGGACTTCGACAAGATCATGCGCGACGTGGTGCAGGACTTCCTGCTGCCCGGCCGCGGCGTCGCCATGGTGGAGTATACCCCCACCCTCTACGGCGAGACGCTGGCCCGTCAGGAGGTAACCTGCCGCTACATCCACTGGAAGGATTTCCTCACCAACTTCGCGCGCATCTGGGACGAAGTCTGGTGGATCGCTTACCGCGTGTTCCTGACCCGCGACGAAGTCCGCCAGCGCTGGGGCGCCGAAGTAGCCAACGACATCGTGCTTGACCATCGCATGCGCGAGGACAACGGCCGCTACTCGCCCGGCAATACCGAGGCCAAGGCCACCGTGTGGACGATTTGGGATAGCCGCGCGCCACAAGTCATCCATGTCGCGCCGGGCTACACCAACGGCCTGCTGGCCCGCCTGCCGCCGCCGGTCAACTTCGACAACTTCTTCCCCTGCCCGCGGCCCATCCAGGCCACCACCACGCCCGACTCGATCTACCCGGTGCCCGACTTCGCCATGTATCAGGACCAGGCCGACGAAGTCGACGTGCTGACCAACCGCATCTACAAGCTCTCGTCCTCGCTCAGATTGCGCGGCCTCTACCCCGCCGACATGGAATCGGTGAAACGGCTCCTGCAGGAGGCGACCGATACCGAGCTGATTCCGGTCGACAACTGGGCGATGCTAGGCGAGCGCGGCGGCGCCGATGGCCTGGTGGCGTGGTTTCCCCTGGGTGAAGTCGCCAAGACGCTCTCGACCTGCATCGAAGCGCGCGAGAAGGCCAAGGCCGCGCTCTATGAAGTCACCGGCATTGCCGACATCCTGCGCGGTTCCTCCGAGCAGTACGAAACCGCCGCCGCCCAGCAGATCAAGTCGAAGTGGGGTGCCTTGCGCATCCGCGACCGGCAGCGCGACGTCGAGCGCTTCGCCCGCGACCTGATCCGGCTGATGGCCGAGGTGATTGCCGAACACTTCAACCCGCAGACGCTGGCGGCCATGTCGGGCATCAAGCTGCTGACGGCGCAGCAGAAGCAGATGATTGGCCAGGCGCAGCAGGCACAACAGGCACGGGCGCAGATGGGCATGCCGCCGCTCCCCATGCCGCCCATCCCGCCCGACATGATGCAGGCCATGCAACTGCCGACGTGGGACGAGGTGCTGGCACTCCTGCGCAACGACAAGCTGCGCTCTTTCCGCATCGATGTTGAAACCGATTCCACCGTCGAGATGGACCAGCAGGCCGAGCAGCAGTCGCGCACCCAGTTCATCACCGCCATCACCCAGTTCCTGCAAGCCGCCGGTCCCATCGTCATGCAGGCGCCGCAAGCCGCGCCCTTGATGGGCCAACTCCTGTTGTTTGGCGTGCGCGGCTGGAAGGTGGGCGAGCCGATGGAAGGGGCCATCGAGCAGTTCGTGGCCGCCACCGTCCAGCAGGCGAGCCAGCCCAAGCCGCCGACGCCGGAGATGATCACCGCGCAAACCAAAGCGCAGAGCGCCCAGGCCAAGGCACAAAAGGATCAGATGGCGTTGCAGATCGAGGCGCAGGAAGTCGCCAACGAACAGCAGCGCACCGCCGCCGATGTGCAGATGGATCGAACACAGAGCGGCATCGACGTGGCACGCATGCACCAGCAGGCCGCCATGGATCGCACGCAAACCGCCATCGACCTGGCGCGCATGCATCAGGAAGCGCAGGAGAACGCCCAAGAGCGCGCTCATCGCGAGCGCATCACGCGGCTACAGGAAGAACACGAAACCGCCCGCCAGGCCAACCGCAACAACGGCAACGGGGCCCGGTCATGAGCGTAATAAGCGCCCGTTACATCTGGGACGGCGGGACCTGGGTGCCCCTGGCAAAGTACCGCCCGCCAGGCCAACCGCAACAACGGCAACGGGGACGCCCGATCCTGACCGTAATAAGCGCCCGTTACGTCTGGGGCGGCGAGGCCTGGGTGCCCTTGGCGAAGTGCCATCCGCGCTCCCTTGCCGGGCAAATCCACGTCATCCGCGACGAGATGGACGCCACCATCAATCACGCGGACGGCCGCCGCTACACTTCCAAGCGTAAATTTGAAGCCGGGGTACGCGCCCGTGGCTGCACCATCATCGGCAACGAATCCATCGACCACATCAGGCCGCCATCGCTTCACAGCAAGCACGAAGTGGTGCGCGACATTCAACGCGCCATGGCGCAATTGCGGAGCAGATAATGGCTGACGACGATATCCGTTCCCTGCTGGAATCCGCGGCCTCCGGCGAAACAACGCCCGCGGAGGCAACAGCCACGCCGCCGGAACTGGAGCCGGAAGGCACCCGTTCGACAGGCTCAGGGCAGGCCACTCCAACCGCTCCCGTCGAACCTTCTGCGGATACCCGCTCGCGCGACGAACTGGGCCGCTTCACCCAACAGGTGGAGAGGAGTCCCCGAAATCAGGCCGCTCCCCATCCGCCGCGCCGATGGCACCGAAATTGCCGCCGATGCGCCCAAGCGCGAAACGCTGACGCTCAAGCAGCCCGCGGGCGTTGCGCCTGACGTCAAGCCTCCCGATGCCCAGGCCAAGCCAACCACCGACGACATCCCGCCACCGCAGTCGTGGAAAGGTTCCGCCAAGCTTAACTGGGGCCGCCTGCCGCAGGAGGTGCGCCGGGAAATCTCCGACCACCACGCCCAGCTCGAGCAGGAGCGCGCCGTCGTCGGCCCCCTAGCCGAGATGCTGGAAGCCAACAAGGCAATGCTCGTCAACGAATCGGGCAGCGTGGTCGAGGGCATGCGCCAGCTCCTCAACCTCGCCCGCGTCAGCGTTTCCAATCCGGTGGGACTGATCTATTATATCGCTCGGCAACGCGGCATCGACCTGGCGCGAGTCGTTGGCCAGCCAATCGGGCAGCAACCCGGCGGCACCCAACCCGGCACCGCCCCTTCCGGTGATCCCGCCGTTTACCAGCGGATTCAGCAGCTCGAAAGCCTGCTCGCGGAACAACGCGACTCGGATATCTACGGACGCATCCAGGCCTTTGCCAGCGACAACCGCTACCCGTTCTTCAACGACGTGCGCCAGACCATGGGCCACCTCATGATGGGCGGGACGGCCAAGACGATGGAGGAGGCCTACGAAATGGCCACCTGGGGCTCGCCCGCCATCCGCGCTCAACTCCAGGCGCGGGCGGCGACGCAAGTCGACCAGGCCAATGCCCAGGCCGTCCAACGCGCGCGCGCCGCACAGTCCGCTTCCCTCGCCGGTTCCCCGCTTTCCGGCGGCACTACCCGCGCCAACGGGGCTGCGGGGGACCAGTCGGATTCCATTCGCGGCGCCTTGCTTTCAGCCCTCCGGGATCAGCAGGGCACCGTCTAACCGAAGGGTTGGGCTCGCATGCCTGCAAATCCAAACTGGTCAGAAATCGCGACCACGACGCTCCAGCACCGGAGCAAGCGGCTCGCCGATAACGTCACCCGCAACTGCGCCCTGTTCTACCGGATGAACGAGCGCGGCAACGTGAAGCCGGTCAGCGGCGGTCGGACCATCGTCCAAGAACTGGAATACGCGGAAAACGGCACCTTCACCCGCTACAGCGGCTACGACACTGTGAACATCTCGCCCTCCGACGTGTTCTCCGCGGCGGAGTACGACTGGAAGCAGGGTGCCGTGGCCGTCACCATGTCGGGCCTCGAGGAGCTGCAGAACTCCGGCCCCGACGCCGTGATCGATCTGCTCGAGGCGCGTATCCGCAACGCGGAGCGCACCATGATGAACAATATCTACGCCGATATGTACTCCGATGGCACGGCCAATGCGGGCAGGCAAATCGGCGGCCTGGCCTTGCTGGTGGCGGACGCACCCTCAACCGGCACGGTGGGCGGCATCAACCGCGTGACGTGGCCGTTTTGGCGCAACCAGACGATCAGCGCCACCTTCACCGCCACCACCATTCAGGGCTTCATGAACCAGGCCTTTGCGCAGACCGCGCGCGGTCGCGATCAGGTCGACCTGTGGCTGGGCGACAACCAGGCATGGCTGGGCTATCTGTCGAGCCTGCAGGCCATCCAGCGCATCAGCAACGACCGCCTGGGTCAGGCCGGATTCCAGAACGTCATGTTCATGGGCGCCGACTTCGTGCTGGACGGCGGCTATGGCGGCGCGGCTCCGGCGAGCCATATCTACGGCCTCAACACCAACTACCTGTTCTGGCGCCCCCACCGCGACCGCAACATGGTTCCGCTCAACCCGGACCGCTATGCCACCAATCAGGATGCCTTCGTGAAGCTGGTTGGCTTCGCGGGCAATATGACCATGAGCAATGCCTTTCTCCAAGTGGTGTTGCACCTCTAGACCGGGAGACTTTCCATGGCTTGGATTTCGGTTTCACCTCAAATCGGGCAGACGGCTCCCGGCAACATCGACGCCACGCAGTCGCAGCCGATAGGCACGCTCGCGCGCTTCCGCGATCCCATCTACGGCGAAGGCGAGTTCATCTACCTTCCCGGCGTGGTCAGCACGGCAGCGGGCGACGTGATATCCTTCACCACGACGGACGGCGCCACCAATACCGGCTCGACCACGCGCTGGGCGGGCACCGCCAACGCCAACCAGCCGCTTGCGGTGGCGTCAGCCGCCATCGGGGCGGGTCAGTGGGGCTGGTATCAAGTCAATGGCGCAGGACCGGTGAACAGTTCCGGCACCGTCACCGCAGGCCAGGCGCTCTACTGGCAGGCCACCGCCACCGTCTCCTCCACCGCCGTGGCCAGCAAGCAGGTGACCGGCATGGTGGCGGCGTCGGCCAACGGTGTGCCGTCCGCCAACAAGACGGTCGTGCAGCTCGACCGGCCGAGTGCCCAGGGCGCCATCACGTAGTCTGAGGGGGACCGGCGCGTCACGCAGCCACGCCGGTTTCATTGGGGGAGGCGGTTAGTCCCTTTCCCGCCTCCCCAATTTTTCAGGAGCGATGCATGGCCGATCCCGTGATTTACCGAGTCCCCGACCCGCAAGACCCCAAGGCCGTCCTGCTGGTGCGCTTCGAATGGCACACCGAAAAGAACGAACTCGCGAGCAACGAGGCGGGCCTGCCGCTTTTCGACAAGCTGCTGATTGCCTTCATCGCCGCGCCCGGCAGCATGCGCAGCGAAGCCACCGCCATCGTCGAACGCATCCGGCCGAATGGCGACGTGGTCCGCATCGACGCCAACTACAACCGCTTTCCGGCCCAGGTCGATGCCTTCAAGAAGGGTGAGGCGGGCGTGGATTTGACCGGTACGCCGCTCGAGGAACTGCCCGGCCTCGACATCGCGGTGCGCGCCGCTTTCAAGGCCATGAACATCACCAGCGTCGAGGCACTGGGCGCCATGTCGGACCAGACCGGCACTGGCATGATGGGCTTTCTCAAGTATCGCACGCTGGCCCGCGCCTGGCTCGAGCAGCGCCAGGGGCAGGCGCCGCTCCTGAAGATGGCGGCGGATCTGGAGGCGCGCGACAAGCGCATCAAGGAACTGGAAGCCACCAACGCCGATATTCTCGCCCGCGTCGCGGCGCTCGAGGACAGGACCAAGACGGAGGAACCGAAGTCCAAAGCCAAGGCGGCGTGACATGGCCTTTGGATATCCCGCGACCCCGCAGGCGATAGGCCAAGCGCTGGTGCAATACCAGCCGGTGAGTTTACGCGCGCCCCAAATCGCGCAACCCAATGCTTCGGGCCAGATCACCAAGGCCTTCAATGATGCCTTGGGCGGCTGGGCCGACCGGCCACGGCAACCGACCATCCCCGATGTTGGCGTGGGACAACTGGGCAATGCGTGGTCCCAGGCCGCGGCCCAGAATGCCGTCAATCGCTATGGGCCGGTGATCATGGACCCGAACAATCCCTATGCGGGTTCGCAGTGGGACCCGAACTATGGACGATAAGCGGAGGCACCTATCAGCGCCCTCTCGATAATCCAGGAGGCCGCGGCATGGCTGGGCCTGCCCATCCCGGCCACGGTTTTCAACGCCACCAATCCGCAGGACGTGCAGTTTCGCCAGTTGCTGTGCGAGGAAAGCGACGAACTGACGGTATGGCCCGACAAGGCGTGGCCGGAACTGACCAAGGAAAAGATCTTCCTGACGGTGGCGACGCAGGTGCAGCCGGGCGCCCTGGCGGCCGACTTCGCCCGGTTCGTCGATAATTCGATCTGGGACCGCAGCACGGGCCGACAGGTCTATGGCCCATTATCCCCGCAGCAATGGCAACTCGAGCAATCGAGCCCGACCTTTTCCAGCCTCTATTATGGCTTCCGCTTGCGCGGCACCGACTGGCTGATGACGCCCACGCCATCGGTGGGCGAAACCATCGCCTACGAATACGTTTCCAACCTCTCCGTCTATAAGTCGACCGACAGTGTGCCGACCCAGGATCATTTCCAGGCGGACACCGATCGCTCGATCTTTCCGGAAACCATCCTGGCGCGGGGCGTACGCTGGCGCTTTCTCCGCGCCAAGGGCATGCCGTACTCCCAGGAGTACCAGGTGTGGGTGGAGCTGGTGCAACGCCACGCCTCGCGCGATGGCGGCATGCCCAAGCTCAATCTCCAGACGGGTGGCTCACCCCAAGATTTTGTTGGCTTTACCATCCCCCAACCGGGCAGCGGCGGCGGGGGAACGGTTACGCAGATCACTGCAGGCAATGGGCTTATCGCCTTTGCTGGTAATCCCATCACCGTCACTGGCACGCTTGCGATTGACACGGCCGTAGTCGCGACGCAGAGCAACCTCACGGCTTATGCGCTGCTCCAATCACCAACTTTCATCGGTGACCCCAAGGCGCCGACACCTGCCATAGGCGATAATGACACCAGCATCGCGACGACCGCATGGGTGAACAACCAGGGTTATCTGCCATCGGCAGCCGTGGGCGGGTACATGCACTGGGCGCCCTATACTGGTACAGGACAGGCTTTCAACAATCAGAACATGACGCGCGACGGCGACTGGACCATGGTCGCCAACAAGAACACGACGGCGCGTCCTGCGCCCCAGCCGAGCGGCTCCGAAGAAGACCTCTTGCCGGTGTGGACGCCGACCACGTCATCGGCCAATGCGGGCTACACGCTCTACAACGAGTGGACGCTGAGCACGGCGGGCTGGATCAACCAGTACGGCGCGGATGTGATCGCGCAGAATGTCAACGCACAGCACGTCATCACGCTGCGCGTCGGCGGCGTCACCAAGGACACGTTCACGGCGACGCCCAACGCATCGGGTATCTATTGGCACGATATCACGCCATTGGTCGTCGCCAGCGGGTCGGTGATCCGCGTCTCGCTGCAGGTCAACCAGCCGCCCAACAACCTTTATTGGTATCAGCAAGTCAATCTGTTCTCGAGCGCGCCGGTCTACTGCTCGGGAGCGGTGGGCTCGAAAGACGGCGCAGTGGCGGGAACGACGGCTTACGGCTGCCATTTGCTGTTTACGCCCGGTGCAGGGTCGCCGGACTGGGATGTGGTGGCGTTCGGCGGCGCGGCAGCGGGCGGGGGGGCGGGCGTCGCTGAGGCCCCGCTCGACGGCACGACCTATGGCCGGCTGAACGCGCAGTGGACGCCGGTGTTGCCGCTGACGGGCGGCACGCTGACCGGCAATCTGCTGTTCTCGGCTGACAATACCGTAGACATCGGCGCATCGGCCGCAACCCGGCCGCGCAGCCTCTATGTCGGCAGCAACGGCACATTCGGCGGTTCGCTCACCACTGCGACCGGGATCACCAACGTCAACGGCCCGATCACCCAGCAGTCGGCTAGTATCACACGAGCCGTCATAGGTGGCGACGGCAACGGCCGCATTGCGCTGGGTCGCACCGACACAACGGCGGGTACTGTCCAGCCCTACTTCGACTTCTTCACGGGCGCGGCGACCAACGATGTGCGATTGCAGGCTTCCGCTATCAACCAGTTCGACATTCAGGTTGGCGGCGCTGTTAAAATACGTCAATCGACGACGCAAACATTGTTCAATCAAAACATTGTAACGACCGGCTCCGTAGGAGCCAATATTGTTGCCGGTATTCCCGCAGGCGGCTCGCTTGGCACGGGTTTCATCTTCAGTAATGTCGCCAACTTCGGCATGTTCTATGGTTCCGGTGTGCCGACCATCGCGGCGGCGCAAGGCTCGCTCTACCTGCGCAGCGATGGCAACTCGACCTCCACACGCGCCTACATCAACACCAACGGGTCCACGGGCTGGACCGCCATCACCACAGCGACGTGAGGAGGGACCATGAGCATCCGCCTCACCGCCGGCCATAACCAGCTAGCGTCTCCCTTCCATATGGAAAGCCACAGCCATGTTGCGCGCCGCGGTTGAAGATCGCCGCTACGCAAGCCGCGAGTCCGCGGCGGCCCGCGCGGCGTTGGTACCTGCGCCAACCGGCGGCCTCAACCTGCGTGATGCCTATGCCGACATGCCGCGCAGCGACGCGGTGATGATGGACAACGTCTTCCCGAAGAGCACTCACGTAGAGGTGCGGAGGAGGCGTCGCGCCGCACATGACCGGCATGGCGAACCCGGTGGAAACCCTGATGACGTGGTCCGGTCCCACCGGCTCATCCGACAAGCTCATCGCCGCGGCGGGCACCAGCTTCTATGACGTGACGGCAAGCGGCACGGTGGGCACTGCGCTGGCAACCGGGCTGACCAATGCGCGATGGAATTGGACCAACATCTCCAACAGCGGCAACTATTGGCTCGAGGCGGTGAACGGCGTCGACGCGCCACAAAAATACAATGGCACGGCGTGGACTGCGGCCGCTATCACCGGCGTCACGGGCGGCGTCAACACGCTTTCGCAAATCTGCCAGTTCAAACAGCGTCTGTGGTTTGCCCAGGCGAACACGCTCGATATGTATTTTCTGGCCGTGGGCGCGGTCGAAGGAGCGGCCGTGGTGTTCCCCATGGGCGCCGTGTTCCGCCGCGGCGGCAACATCGTGGGCCTGGGCTCCGTCAGCAATGATTCCGGCACCGGTCCCAACAACCTCTTTTGCATCGTCACGTCGAACGGCGAGGTGGCGGTCTACGATGGCGTGGACCCGACCAGCGCTTCGGCCTGGTCGCTGGTTGGTCTTTACGATATTCCACCCCCGCTGGGGCGCCGTGGCGTGTCGCGGCTGAGCGGCGACATGACCATCGTCACGGTCGACGGTGTGATGAGCATGCAGGCGATGTTTCGCTTCGACCGGGCAAGCGACGACCGCGCTACCATCACCGCGAAAATCCGGCCAATGTACAACGACTACTACCGGACCTATGGCGGCGCGATCTTCGGCTGGCAGTCCATCATCTATCCGCACAGCGGCTATTTCATCGTGAACGTGCCCACCGTGGTCGATTCCAAGGCCGATCAACTGGTGATGAACACTCAGACCGGCGCCTGGTGCCGTTGGCTGAGCATCGACGCGGTGTGCTGGGGAACCGCCAATGAGCAACTCTACTATGGCCGCGGCGACGGGGCCGTATGGCAAGCCGACATCGGCAATCTTGACAATCTCGGTGCCATCAACTGGGAACTGATGACATCGTGGGATTCGCACGACGTCGCGCGCGACAAGTTTTATACGGCGGTACGGCCATCGATGCTGACGGGCGGCGCGGTTTCCTACACCGTCAGCGTCGATACCGATTTCAATATCATGCCGCCGCAGGGCATCCTTGCCTCGCCGGCCGGCATCGAAACCGCTGTCTGGCCGATGACGTGGTCATATGTCTGGCCGCCCCTGAATCAGCTCGATGCGCGCTGGCGTTCCGTGGGCGCCTTTGGCACCTGGGCGTCCATCCATATGAAAGGCCAGGTCTTCGGCCGCGCTTGCCGCATTAACGGCTTCGACCTGGTGGGCATGTCGGGAGGGTTCTACTGATGCGCGTCCTCTACGGCCATGACCGGACGGTGGCTGAGTTCGTGGCGCAGCTCGCGCCCATCGAGCGCCCCGGCTTTGCGGGCTTCGCCGGAGCGCTGGGCATCATCAACAACGATGGCGCCCTGGTGGGCGGCGTGGTCTTTTCGGATTGGCGGCCCGACTTCGGAACGGTGGAGGTGAGCGCAGCGGCGCTCGATCCGCGCGCGCTGGGCAAGGCCAGCATCATCCGCGAGCTCGGAGCGTATCCTTTCGGCCCCTTGCGCTGCTACCGGATGTGGGCACGCACGGCCGAGACGAACCTGCGCACGCGCAAATTCCTGACGGGCATCGGCTTCCGCGAAGAAGCGGTGAACGCTCATCATTATGGCTACAAGCGCCACGCCATCCTGGCGCGTGTCCTGAAACCGGAATGGATGGCGAAATGGGAGAGTGGTCATGGGCGGCAGCGGTCCCAGCATCCCGTCTTATCAGGGTCCATCGGCCCCGAACGCCTACGACGTCACGAATCAGCAGGGTTGGTACAACCTGCAAAACTCGTTGATGAACACGGCTATGGGGCAACAGAATCAGGTCACGCCCTTTGGTAGTCTGACCTATAACCAGACTGGCACGCAAAGCTTCGGTCCCGGCGGCGAATGGAAGGTGCCCACCTTCTCCGTGACTCAGACGATGAGTCCCACGGAGCAGGCTAAGTACGGCGCCTGGAACAACCTATTTCAGCAATCGGCCCAGCGAGCGCAGAATCAGGGCGCCGCGCCTACCCTGGACCTGTCCAACCTCTACAACTTGCCGACAAGCCAGGACCAGCTTCGCAGTGACGCCTACAACGCACTCACTGCGCGCTCTACGTCCGACCTGAATCTGGCATCGACGCAGAAGGAGACGCAGCTCGCCAACCAGGGCATCTATGCCGGAACGCCTGCCTTCGACCGGGAGATGGATCAGTTCAACCGGGCGCGGGTTGATGCTTCCACCCAGGCGACCATCAACGCCGGAACCATTGCCCAACAGAATCTCGAGCAGGCGCTGGGCGTGCGCCAGCAGCAGGTGGGCGAGCGCATGGACGCCTACAATGCGGCGATGGCGGGCTATCAACTGCCGTGGCAGCAACTGTTCGGCCTCGGCCAGAGCAGCGGCGTCACGCAGCCAACCTACGCCCAGCCGAACTACACGCCCATCCAGCCGGTGGATTTGGCGAGCAATGTCTACGCTGGTTACAATGCCATGGCCAACACCTACAACACGGGCTACCAGATGGCGGCCCAGCAGGCGATGGAGCAACAGCGCCAGGCCCAGGCCGGAAGCCAGGAGATGCTGGGCGGCCTGTTTGGGCTGGGCAGCGCGGGGCTTGGCGCCGCGGGCCGCGCGGGCGGCTTCGGCAAGCTTTTCTCGTTCTTATAGGTGAGCCATGGCGGAACTGATCCCGACCACGCCGCAGATCCCTGCTGGAGCCTTTGCCCAGGCGCTTACCGTTCCGGAGCGGCGACGCGTCGATCCTTTCGAGTCGCAAAAGGCTTTTGGCGAGCAGATGATGGCCCAGGCCGTCCAGCCTCGCCCGCTCCGTTCGGCCATCACCGGCGTTGCCCAGATGCTCCAGGCCGGACTTGGCGGCTGGATGGCCCACCAGGCGGAGCAGAAGCAGCTTCAACGCGAGCAGAACACGGCAAAGGCGATGGGCGCCTATCTTGCCGCGCCCAGCCATGCTGAAGGCATGAAGGCCCTGCAGGCGGCATTCGAGGGCGGCAACATCGATACCTATTCTCTCATGCCGGTGCTGGGCGCGATTGCCCAGCAGCAGTATGGGCTGCGCCAGCAGGGCGCGATTGGCGCGAATACATTTGCTGCTTTTGGTGGGCCACAGTCCGGCGGCGGCGGTGGCGGCGGCCGTGCCGCTGGCTTTACTAATGCAGGTGGCCCGGCGGAGCTCGAGCCGATTTTCGCCAGTGCATCACAGCGTTATGGCTTGTCCCCGCATCTCATCAAGGCGGTGGCAGGAACCGAAAGCAATTTTAACAGCAATGCCACCTCGCCGGCGGGTGCCGGGGGCATCATGCAGATCATGCCGGACACGGCCAAGGGGTTGGGCGTTACCGATGTACGCGATCCGACGCAAAACATCCACGGCGGCGCCAACTACCTCAAGCAGCAACTGGTCAAATACAACGGCAACATCAATCATGCGCTGGCGGCATACAATTGGGGACCGGGAAATGTCGACAAATGGCTGGCGGCTGGCGGCGATCCGTCCAAGCTTCCAGCGGAGACGCAAAACTATATCGCGACTGTGAAAGCGCGGAATGATGCTCTCCAGCAAGGGCAAACCTCCGGTGGTGGAGGAGGTGGTGGAACCGGCAGTGCTTATGATCCTGGTGCTGAATTGGAAGCCCGCGCCCAAGCGCTTATGCAAAAGGGTGATGATCTGAGCAAGGCTCAGGCGGGTCAACTGATGCAGGCTGCTTTCCAGGCCCGACAGAACTACAACACGGCAATGGCCACGACGCGGGAATCGCAGCAATTCACCGCTGGGCAGGCAGAAAAGGCGCAGGCGTTGACCAAGGAAGAACAACGGCAATCGCGGATCGCTGATCTTAACAAGCGCTATGCAGAGTCACCGGAGGCCAAGGACTTTCAAAACAGCGCGGAGTCCTTCCGATCAGGATTGCAAACCATCGATAACATACGAAACGACGTTAAGAACAACAAACCCATCAACGTCATCGACCAGAAGCAACTGATTACTTCGCTGGCCAAGTCGATGGACCCCAATGCTGCCATTACCAAAAACCAGCGGGGAGAAACAGTCGGCATTGATTTCACCCGCGGCGTTCCCGGCTACATGAGAGAGTATGTCACTAAGTATCTTTCGGGTGGCTCTCCGTTGACCTTGGATGACGTTGCCAACGTCGAAAGAGTCATGAAAATCAACCAAAAGGGGATGCAGGATTCCCGTGCCAATGTGTTGAAGGGATTGCAGGGACAAGCCGACCAAGCAAATTTGAATGCTACGATTGGCGGGGGCGTTACCGCAGATTTCCCAGCCGAACAGCTCACCGTTTCAGAGCAGCAACAGCAACAAGCCCCGCCTACGGGTCCGACCATGCGTCCCCTGCCGCCGCCGCCGACTCCTGCGCCACTTGCGACGGGCTCCGCTCCCGCGCCGCTCCCGAGGCAAATCGATACCAATCAATTGGCTCCGTCGTTCGTGAATCCTCAACCGGCTCCGCCACCGGCACCAGGGCCCGCCCCAGCTTCGCAAGCTCCCACTCGGAAAGCGCCCGAAGTCCCCGGCTACACGGGGACGCCGGTAATGGATTCCAACGGCAATTTCCTGAGATGGAATTATGTCCCGACGGATTCCCAACAGTCGTCGCAACCAGCCCCGCAGCAATAGGCATACATCATGGCTGACAGCGACATCTCCATAGGATTACCGGGACAAGAACCGATGACGTTTCCGGCTGGGACGCCGCCAGAAGTGTTGAAGGCAGCGCTGGATGCCCAACGCGCCAATGCAGCCAAGACAGACGCCGCAACGGTAACGCCGCAGGCTCCGGCGCCTCCGACCGACCAGCAACCTGCACCACCCGCATTTGACCCAAGCGACCCGTTGCGTGATTTGCGGACACGCGGCGCGCGAGCGATTCTGACGGGGGCGCCGACTCGAGAAGCGGCCTATGCGGAACCACCGCTTGGCCAGGCGGCACCGGCCTTCAACCTGGCCCAGCAGGGTGGGGCGGCAGTTCCGCAAGGCCCCGCAACCCTGCCTTACGACTGGGCCACGGCGCCGGATTGGGCGAAGCAGGCCTACACTGGCGGACAACAGTATGCCCAAGGCGCGGTGTCCAACTTTGGCGACGAGGCGGCGGCGGCGCTTCGGGCGACCTTTCCCAGTCTTTCTAATTATTTGATGCGGCCCAGCGCTTTTGAACAAACGCAAGGCGTGACAGTACCCGATATTAATAAGGTCAGCGGAGCGCCGACATGGAACCAACGCTACCTCGAGGAACTGGCCAAAACGCGCAACGCGCTCGACATTCAAAAAGCCGCCTATCCGACGACGGCAGCGGCTGCCAATACGGCCGGTCTTGTCACTCAAGGCTTCCTGACGCCGAATGCGGCCGCACTTGCAGAAGCAAATACCGGCAAGACGTTGCTTAACGCCGCGCAAAGCGGCCTTCAATTTGGGGCGGCAGGTTTTGGCGAAGGTGAAGGCGGCCCCCAGGCACGACTTGATAAGGCCTATGCGCCCGCAATAGCGGGGATGCTTTTCGGGGGTGCTGGGCAAGCCTTCTCGCCCTATATCGAACCGGCGGCCCAACGGGTGGGCGAATTTCTTTCAAGAGGCGGCACCAGAGTAGCGGGTGCGCTTGGCCGGTTCGTTCCCGATGCCGCGCCCAACGTGATGCAGCAAGCCGTTGCCAATCTTCCAGAAGTTTCCGGCTTTGTCGGGCCGCGGACACCTCCTCCTAACGTCAACCCATTGGCGACTGCATCGCCGCAGGCGATAGCGTCAGCACAAGTTGTCGCTGGCGACCTGCAAAGGAGTGGGCGCTATGGCGACATTGCGACCCCCGAAGGCATTGGCAGCGTAGGCGCGGCCTTGGACCAACGCGGCGATTCCGCGACGCTTGCAGGTATTGACCACACTTTGGAAAGCCGGGCGCGCGATGCCTATACGATGGGAGGGGCAGCGCCCGATGTGATGGATGCGTCTTTGGCAGCCAGCAAGAAGCAGCAGGGCGCCATTCTGCGGACGGCCATAGGCGAAACGAAACCCATTCCGCAACTGGAAGAAGAAGCGCTCGCGGCGCAGCAGGCGGCGGGGCCAAGAATTTATGATCCGGTCTTGCGCGGCAATATCCCGCTCAATGTCTCGACAGACATGCAGGTTTTGCGGAATTTCCCGGAAGTCCAGGCGGCAGAGCAAAGGGCCATCCTTTCGCTGCGGCAATTGCCGCAAAACGCGACGAATCCGAACTATGTTCCGACGCCTGCCGAGGTGGCCCATCGCGTCACGACAGAATTGGAAAATGCCAAGTCTCCGCTTGCCGATACTTGGCAAGGTGCATTGCATGGAGCCAACGATCACATCCGCGCTGCAGATCAGGCCTACGCTCAATTGGGCGGTGTCGGTCGCGAGATAGAAGGTGCAAAGGGCTGGATGCGGGGCGGCCTCAGCGATGAAGCCCAAGCTTATACGCCCTACGTGCTTCAGCGGGATGCGCCATTGTTGACCGCAGCCGAGCAACAGGGGCGGCAGCAAGCCGCCCGTGCTGCCATGGTTGAGCCGACCAAGGATATTCAGGGAACGCGGGCGCTCGCGCGCAAGCTGCAAGGTTCTGATCCCGAGATTGGAATAACCGCTCGCCTCCATGAAATCGACCCGCAGCGCTTGCCCGAAGTTATGCGCCAATCCGAGGGCATCACAAATTTTGCGCAAATGGAGCAGGCCGTGGCGCGACGTTCGCCGGAACGGCCGCAGGACATAGGCCGCGCGCTCGTGGGCGAAGGCGGCAGCATCGGCGGGCAGATATTCGGATGGCTCAAAAGCCGCGCCCGCGAGTTGGCAAGTCCTAACGCCGCCTTGCGTGCTGAGTTGGGGTCTCGTCTCGTGTCGACTGATCCAGCCGTGCAAGCCGAAACTTTGGCCTTAGCGCGCGCTCTGGCTGCGCGGCGCACGGCGATGGGCGGCTGGCAAGGCGGCCTGGCAGGTGCAGGCGCGGGCTCCAGCGAAGGATTGGCGAAATTAATAGGGCCATAGGGGGAGAGGATGCCTTTATCATTAATTAATGGAGGTAACTATTCCTTATAACGGCAGCGGTATTTTTACCCCGCCACCCTCGCCTGGCGCATTCAACCCCGCGCTTTCCGGCCAGCTCGCCACGCCCGACGCCTGGAACACCTTGCTGACGGACATCGCCAACGCGCTCTCGCTGGCGGTCTGTCGCGACGGGCAGAGCTCGGTCATCGGCAATATCAACATGGGCGGCTTCAAGGTCACCAATCTTGGCACCCCGACCGCTGCTTCCGATGCTGCTTCCAAAAGTTACGTCGACAGCTCTATCAGTGGCAACATCCCGGCGGGATTGATCTGGATCTACGCCGGACCGGCAGGCTCTATCCCTGCCGGTTGGTATTTGTGCGATGGCTCGTTAAAGAATCGCACGACCGACGCCGCATTGTTTACAGCTATCAGCACGACCTATGGCGCAGGTGATGGCTCGACTACGTTCGCATTGCCCGATTGCCGCGGGCGCGTGATTGCCATGCTCGATGGCGGCACGGGAACTCTCGGCGCATGGGCAACACTCGGGGCCGACGGCGGCGAGGCGAGCCATATACTGACTGCTGCTGAAATGCCGACCCATGGCCATGGCGTCAACGATCCGGGCCATGGACATGCCGTGAGCGACCCTGGCCATTTTCATAATGTTGGCGTGGGGGTCCAAAACTATGGTGCGCCATCGGGCGGCGGGCTTGTCGCCGCAGGATCAACTAACACTGATACCAGGGGCACCGGCATTTCCATTGTCGCCAATGGCACTAGCATCAGCATCCAGGCCAATGGTGGCTCCGCCGCGCACAACGTCGTTCAACCCACCATCATCATGAACATGATCATTAAACATTAGGAGACGGTTATGGGGCTCATCCTCTTTATCATCGTCGTTCTAGTGGTGCTGGCCCTGGTGCTGTGGGCGGTGTCGATGCTGCCCTGGCCACCTGCGCCACCGCACATTCGCGAAATCATCATGGCGCTGATCGTGATCCTGGCCGCACTTATCATTGCCAGTCACGCGGGATTGCTGGCGATGTGATGGGGGGTGTATGCGCAATGCGTGGCTGGCAGTCCTGATGTTGGCCGGGTGTTCCGACGAAGCGGCGCAGATCACGCCGCCGGTGCGTATCACCTACACGTTGGTGCGCGGCGAGAAACTGGTCTGCACCGATGCTTTCCTCAGAATTGGTCTGCCAAGCGCAAACGGTCCGTTCCCTGAAATTATTGCCTATGTCAAACGCAACTTTGAATGCCATCTTGAGCCTGCGCCGGCACCGTCGACATGGACCAAGACGAAAGTGACTCAAACCTGGGAATGACGCCGTGGCCCGACCATCATCCAAGGAGCTGGCGGTAGCGCTGCTCTATCCGAACGTGCCCTACGCGACGCGACACGCCTTGGCCCAGCAGGTTGCCGACGCACGCGGCCCGCGGCAAAGCCCGGTCATTCCGGCGACGGCAACGCCGCCTATGGGGACGCCTGATCCTTTGAACCTGGCGAGTCCTTTGATGGGACCGGGGGTGGGGAACCAGCCTGCACCACCGCCGCCGGCGCCGCAACAACCGCCGCCGCTACCGTCCTTTGAGCCGCCGGGGACGGTGTCGAATCGGTATATGCCGCCTATGCCGCCGCCTGACCAGATGATGCCGCCGGTTACGGTCGCCGCCTCGAGGCCGCCACCGACGCCCGCGCCTGCGCCCGTCACTGGTGCAATGACACCGCCGCTCACGCCGACCACGACGGCAAGCCCGCAGGGCAACTATGGGCCAGGGCCGCCGCCCTATGATCCCTATGCCGATCCGAGATATCTCCCAGATCAATGGCGTGGGGGATGGAACCAGCCTTATTGGCCGACATGAAGAAAGGCCGCCCGAAGGTGGCCCTTACGCTTGTCGATGATGCTTGCGACAGCGTATTGCTTCTATTCTGGCGCGGCGTGACTGTCTGTTTCATCGGGCTTTGTTTCATCGGGCATGGTCGATGCAGGGCCGTCCATGGTTGTCTGCATCAGAGCGTCGGTGATGCGCCGCACTCCGTCAAAGTATTGCGCTTCGGCGCGCTTCAGATTTGCAAAGTATTGATCCTGAAGACGTTGCATCGCGGTGCTGTGGTCGCGTACCTGCTGTGTGTAGGTGCGCATGACGGTAGCCGGTTTCTTTGCAAGTTCGGTACTCATACGTGTCTCCTTGTTCAAATGTTTTAAAAACAGGCTAAGAGGTCGATCGGTGATTTCTGTAGTGTTCATACAGACGTCCTTTGGCGATCTCCTTCTTAAATTCATCGCGAACAGCATTAAGCCGTATCATTGCTTCCTTCGATCCGCCGTGATCCGGATGAAGTTGGGCTGCCAATTCACGGTAGCCGAAATCGATTAGCTCCTCGGCAAGCTGAGCTAATTCAGTTTCGGTGCATTCTGTCGTGCTCATACAAACCTCCTGGTTGAAGCAAACTTTTGCAGTTGGTCGTAGACCCTTCGAACCTGTTGCATTGTGATACTTTCCGGGAATGTCTCTACGAGGGCCTCCATCTCTCGTAAGCCAGATTCAAGAAGCAGTTTGGCGATAAGGTTACCCTCAAGGTCATGCACCTTGGTGTCCTGCTCTGCCACGTCACACAAACCTGCGGGTTTTGGCGTATTGCTTCAGGTCATTGTGGATGCGATTGAGCATCACCATGGCGTTCTTCGACCCGCCGCGATCCGGGTGGAGCTTGGCAGCCAAGGCGTGATAGCCGGCATTGCAATACTTCTCCGCCATCTCTCGATGTGCCGCGATTTCGTCGGCTTGGCGTTGGCGCTCCTGTACAAAGGCGTTGCGGTCTTGCATGACGTCCCGCAACACATCCTTGAACCGTTTATTCTGCGGAGATTGGCGCTGTTCGCGATCACGCTCACGATTGCCAGTCATATCCCGTAAGCTCGTGTAACGCGGTTGACTAGCGTCGCTAGTCAAGTCCTCACGCGCCCATCGCATATAGACGCCAGCAGTTTGTCGGCTGAGATCAAAGTTCTTCGACAGCCATTTGTTCCAACCACCATAAGGGACCTGATCCTTGGCCTCGTTCAGCATCTCACCGGCCCGGCGATAGTGTTCCTGCCCGGCCGCATTGCCTTGCTGCAACTCGCTCTGGATCATAGGGACGAGTACTTTGAGCGGGCGCGCAATAGTGCGGCCTTCGCTGATCCTAACGACTTCGGCTACCATTCGGGTCTCCTGTTTGAAGGATGGTAGAGATATGGCCAACCGGAATCAACCGGGAAACCGGTAAAAGAAAAGGCCGCCCGAAGGCGGCCTAGTTTGCGGTGGGGGACATCCCCAAGGTTCCCACATATGTCCCCCACCGGGTCACATGGTGTATTCGCGAGGCGCCCGCTTGCCCTGGCCATTGCCACCAGAGCTTGACCAGCAGTCGGCGAGCTGGCTCATCGCCATGGCGCTGTTGTCGAGCGGCAGGCTGGTGATGGCGTTGCCATTGACGTCGTAGACGTCGATCCGCCAGCGGCGCATCAGGCTGATCAGGAACTTGCCCTCGACGCCGTACATGCCGAGGACGCCGTCGTTACCGGCATGATTGGCGGTGAACTGCCCCTGCCACCGGTCATAACCATCAAGCACGAACTGCAACGTGTAGGCCTTGCCGTCCTGCAAGCTCTGCCAGCCCGGATTGCCGATGATGAACGTCCAGTTCTCGGCCTTGGTGCTGTAACCGACGAACAGGCTGGTGTTCTGACTGAATGTCGACTTGATCGAACAGTCGCCATCGTTGTGACGCACCACCGTCCAATTGCCGACCTTGGAAAAAAGGTAGTCGGCATGGGCGGCGACTGGGGTAAGCGACAGGGCGGCAAGTCCCGCCCAGAACAGGTGTCTAAGCTTGAGCGTAAAGGTCATGTCTCTCTCCGTAATCAAACGAAATGTTTGAGTCTGGGGCAAACATGGTGCTTCAGAGAGAGTCTGTCAACCGTCTTTCCGGTAGGCATTGCGGCAGATTTAGGGTAAGCAGGCCTATGCCCCCTATGAAAAGGCCCCCGGAAATAGCCCGCCGCCTGCGGTCAGTCCGCGATTCGAGCGGCCTCACCACCAAGGCGGACTTTGCTCGCATGCTGGGCGTGAGCTGGCAGCGCTGGCACCACTACGAAGCCGGTAACCGTGTGCCGGAAATCGACGTGCTATGTGTCCTGCACCGCAAGCTGGGCATTTCGCTTAACTGGCTGCTGTGCGGCAGCGGCCCAGCCAAACCGCGGAAGTGACGCCTACGCCTGCGGCTTTTCCTCCGGCGCCGGATCTGGCAATGGGCCGGGGAAGGGTGCGGGGATGGCTTCGCCAGGCGCGACGTAATCTGGGTTCGTGCTGGCTATGGAAGCCTTCTTGGCTTCGACTGGTGAAGGTTCGGGCAATGGGCCTGGATAGGGTGCCGGGATGGCTTCTCCGGCGGGCACATAGTCCGGGTTCGCGCTGGCAGCAGGCGCTTCTTCTTCCTTCTTTTCCTCCGGCATGGATTCTTCTTCGTGCTGATCCTGCGAATTGTCGTGTTCTGGCGGATCATCCTTATCGCGCTCGTGCGGATGTCGGAAAACGTGGCGTGCCATGGCTTTGCTTCCCTGCTCGAGAATGGCGGCCACGACGGGACTCGAACCCGCAACATCCCATGTAGGACAAGGGTGCTCTGTCCAGTTGAGCTACGTAGCCAGACTCATTTTGGGCCATGGGCGGCGCGCGTCTACCGGTAAAAACCGGGTAATGGCGCGAGCTGTTGAAGCGGTTGGCGTGACACGGCCGTGACGTGGCACGCCATGTCACGTCACGTCACGCCCATGCGGCTCCCATAGCTTCCCATAACTAGCCAGTTGGGGGATAAATTGGGGGGTGATAAGGGCCTGATTTATGGAAAATATCAGAAAATCCCACCAAATCAGGCCCTTAGACCATTCAAAAATGGCCTTGAAACTCCGGAGGACTCAAACTATATTAGTGTCTCAGGAGTGCTCAGGAAGTGCAAGGACGATTAGGACGCTACCCGAAAAACCAATTGGGTCAACAACTAATCGTATTTCGTAGAAGTCTAGAGACCTACTGGGAACTACCGAGACAGTCTTTTGATTGGCGCTAATTGAGGGGTAGAGTGGGGGGTAAGCGGGTTCACCCCCTCTTGGACCGGCTGGAGTGGATAACGTGACTTATAACAGCAATAGGAACTGAATCATGGCTGACCCAGTATCGAACATGAACATGCGGCTGGTATCGGTCCGCGTCACGGGGAGTGTGTCGTGACCGAGGTTGAGAATATTTCCATCCATCAACTGCGGGCCATCCGTGGGTTGGTCGAAGATACGAGAGATCGTGTGGGCATTGTCGAAACCCGCCTGAGTTCCATCGAGCGCCGTCTGGACTTCGTGGATAGCAGGCTTTCAAGAATGGCCGATGCCCTGGAGCGTATTGAAGCCAAGCTGCCACGGGCCACGGGAGGTGCGTCATGACCTGCGCTTTGCAGCTCACCGCCAAGCAAGTGGCGGCAATCAAACCGCTGGAAAAGAAAAAGGCTTACGAGGACGGCAATGGGCTCCGGCTGATGGTCTACCCGTCCGGCACCAAGAACTGGGTGCTACGCCATACGGTAGGCGGTAAGCGCCGGGAATCGGGCCTGGGCGGCTATCCGGCCGTGTCCCTGGCCGATGCCCGCAGCAAGGCAGCATTCCTCCGCAGCGGTCAAATACTCGCCACCACGACGGCATTGGTGCCGGTGGCGGCCAACGATCAGGTGGTGAGGAGTCCCTGCAAGCCAGTGACTTTCGAGGCGGCGGCGCGTGAATTTTACGCCATGCACAAGGGCATCTGGAAAGGGCGCCAAGCGGGTTTGAACTGGATTGGCCGCATGGTCAACTACGCATTCCCCCTCATCGGTTCCAAGCTTTGCAGCGACATCGGCTCGCCCGACATGCTCGCCGTGTTGCGCCCGATTTGGCGCGAGAAAATCAGCACGGCCGACAAGCTCCGGGTAAACCTTGGCCAGGTGATGAAAGCGGCCAAAGCGGCGGGCTACTGCGGCGCCGATAATGCCAGCGCAGTCGACGACGCCTTGCAGGCGCTTCCCAAGGGCAAGCGTGACGGCAAGGGCCATCCGGCCATGCGGCTCGAGGACGTACCCGGCTTTTTCCGCAGCCTGCATGGCATGTCCGAGTGCGATATCCTGTTGCGCTGCGCGCTCGCGTTCACGGTGTTGACCGGAAAACGCTCCGGCGAAGTGCGGTTGGCCAAATGGAGCGAGTTCAAGGATCTGGACAAGCGACTGTGGAACATCCCAGGCGAACGCATGAAAATGGGCCGCGCCCATCGCGAGCCCTTGAGCCTGCATGCGCTGGCCATCCTCGAGCTTGCCAGGCACTGCAACGACAATTTGGAATACGTCTTCCCTAACCGCGACACGGGCGAACCGTTTTCGGACATGGCAATGCTGCAAATCATGCGACGCAGCGGCTACATGGATGCGGATGGCAAGCCGGTCACGGTCCATGGCTTTCGCGCGACCTTCCGTACCTGGGCGGCCGAGGAAACGAACTACCCTCGGGCCATCTGCGAGCTCGCCTTAGCGCATGGCAACCCAGATAAGATCGAAGCTGCCTACCAGCGCAGCGATCTGGAGGCCAAGCGGCGGGCCATGATGGAGGAGTGGGCGGCGGCGGCTGTGGGCTTCGCCCCCGCACCGGAACGGCTGCTACTCGCGGCGTAGACTCGATCCAATCTACCGGTTTCTCGGGGTCCAGCGCGACGTGATTGAGAGAGAGGCGGCTTAGCGGCCGCCTCTTTTCTTTTGATGGTGCGCGTGTTCTTCCGCTTCGGCTTCAGCTTCGTTTTCTTTGGCATCTTCGTCTCCGACTTTTAGTAATTCCCATTTATGCGAAACAACCATGGTCCTGACCTGTTTCAACGTAAGGCCAGTTATCATGCCACCCGTGCTGTCCGTCACCTTGTTATTGTCGTCCACCGTGGCGCGGAAAACACCCAACCCGGTGGCAATGACATACTCCGTCATGGCGTTCTCTCCCTAGCGAAGATTCATTTCACTTCTAAGTGTCGCCTCTTTGGTACGAATCATCTCTGCCCGAAGCCGGGCGCCGTCGTAGATCACGCGAGCAAGATTGGCTTTGCGGCGTGCCTCAACCATTGCTACCAAATGATCGCGATAGGCAGATGAGGCGAGCGCCTTGGTATCCGCCTTGGTGGCGCTATCGCCTTCTTCCATCCACTTACAGGCCAGCTCGGCCCGCACGCTGGCTT